ACAACTGGCATGGTAGAAGCTGCTATTCACAGATACAATGAAGTAAGAAACAACTTGAAAAAATTCCAAGGTCGTAGAGGGCAAGAATTACTAATGAACATGATGGCCAACCCTGGCGAGATTGGTGAAGAAGTGGACATTGATGAACTAAAGGAAAGATTTGTCAAAAAAATATACGATGATCGTTTCAATGAAGCACTACCTTTTGTTTACAAAGCCTATCAAAATAGGAAAAAAATGAATACAACCGAAACCAATGAATTCGAATCGTGGGCACACGGTGTTACAGAAGCAACATGGGATTCAGACACAGACGACATTGATGAAGATAATCTAGTGAGATTATTTCAAAAACCAATTGCAGCTGGTATGGATGGTGTAGATGGTATTGCAGCAATTGATCATATTCAAGACTTGAATTCAGAAGATTTACAAAGTTCCATCAAAAAATTATCACAGGCACAAGGACCTGATTCCGACATTAGAAACACCATTATAGGTTGGTTGATGTCAAACGGAGAAAGAGCATTGGCTCAAAACTTATTAACTATTTTACAGCAACAAAACGCCAATACCCAACCTGCGCCGCAACAGCCTGCACCATCGCCGCAACCAGTGGGTGCAACTACAATGGATCAACCAGTAGTAAGTGAAGATCTAAGTTTACTACGTAAATTAGCCGGTCTGGTTAAAAAATAATTAAAATATTTTGACACGATAAATAAACATGTTATACAATTGCACGGTGCAGTTGTGTATCTAGGCACAAACATTATGGCATTTTATAAGGAGAAACATTATGGCCACATCTTTAGCAGAAATTCGCGCTAAACTACAAGCGCAAGAAAACCGTCAATCAGGCGGACAATCACAAGGCGACAACGCCATTTATGCACACTGGAACATTCCAGAAGGCTCAAGTGCAAAAATTAGATTCCTACCAGACGCTAACACACAAAACTCATTCTTCTGGGTTGAGCGACTGATGATTCGCTTGCCATTTGCAGGCATCAAAGGACAAGCAGATTCAAAACCTGTAGTTGTTCAAGTTCCATGCGTGGAAATGTATGGCGATGCATGTCCCATTCTAGCCGAAGTACGCACTTGGTTCAAAGACCCAGGACTAGAAGAAATGGGTCGTAAGTATTGGAAGAAAAAATCATATTTGTTCCAAGGTTTTGTGAGAGAGAATCCACTAGCGGACGACAAAACACCCGAGAATCCAATTCGTAGATTCGTTATTAGTCCCCAGATTTTTAATTTAATCAAGGCTGCACTAATGGACCCAGAACTAGAAAGCATGCCTACAGATTACACCGCTGGATTGGATTTTACTGTTACAAAAACATCAAAAGGCGGCTATGCAGATTACAGCACCAGCAAGTGGAGCCGTAAAGAAACTGCATTAACAGCACAAGAACAAGGCGCGATTGATAGTTTTGGTCTTTACAATCTCGCAGATTTCTTGCCCAAACGTCCCGGCGAAGTCGAACTCAAGGTTCTAAAAGAAATGTTCGAGGCATCAGTAGATGGTCAAGCATATGATCCAGATCGTTGGAGCCAGTATTACAAGCCTAGCGGTTTTCAAGGCCGTGGCGGCGATGATGTAGAAGCTTCACCTGCTCCGGTGGCTAAAGCAGCACCAGCACCTGTTCAATCATCAACACCATTTGATGCAGACGAAGAAGATGATACTCCGATAGCAACTGCACCTGTGCAAGCTGCTGCTAAACCTTCAAGTCAACGAGCTGAGGATATCTTGGCAATGATTCGGAATCGTAGTAAACAATAAGGTGTTTGGTGTTATCTCAGTTAGATAATATCATATTTCCAGATCGTTGTGATGTGCTAGAAATAGTGCCATCACAACGATATGTCTATCCAATTTATAAAAATGGTAGCAGTAGTTTGTATGATTCTGGATTTAGACTAGTCGATGCCCACGAACTGAAAGATATCAAAATTATAGATGTATATGTACGTAATCCCTATGATCGTTTTATAACCGGTGTAAATACCTTTTTAAAGCAAAATGATAATCTAGATAGGACAACTGTTTTACATTTCATCACTCATTATCTGTTTTTAAATAGGCATTTTTGTCCACAATTTTATTGGTTAGTTAATTTAAAAAGATTTACAGATGCTAAAATTAGAATTAATCCAATTGAATCTTTATCAGAATTAACAACTCTCAAACACAATCAAAATCAAGATTCTATCATTGACGAAATCCTTGGCATAGACAAAGTGAATTTTTATGTGTCAATAGACAAAGTGTTAACTCAAGACTTAATAGGTCAAACAGTACCATTTAAATTTATTTGTCAAACTTTAAAATATCGATATTCAGATGTATATAACGAAATTGTTCAAAGAAGTATTGATTTATGCAGTGTCCTAGACTAGATCACTTTGTAAGATTTAACTATAACGGAACAGTGAGCCGATGCGGACATATGATTGATCCTCCGCAGTTCGACACTCTTAGCGACATGGAAAGAAGTGATTGGCTTACTAATATAAAATTACAATTGAGGCCAAAGGAGTGTACACGTTGTTTTGAAACCGAAGCAGTTAACGGGTCAAGTATTAGAATTAACGCTATTAAGTTTCATCAACAACAAACTGTTCCTGATTATCTTAGTGTAGGAGGTGTGTTAGATAATGTTTGTAATAGTGCATGCCTTACATGCGATGAAAATCATAGCACTAAAATTGGTAGTCTTGAATCAAAAACCTTTGCAATTGTAGACAATAGTAATAATTTTTGGAAATTGCCTTTACATAGGATAGTTCATTTAGATATAAATGGAGGCGAACCAAGTGCAAGTAAAAATTATAAAAACTTGTTAAAAAATTTGCCTACTAATGTAAGATCTATTAGAATTAATACTAATTGTTCATTTTTTCTTGAAGAGATAGTTGATATAATAGATAAAGGTATAAAGGTTACCGTGACCGTAAGTTTGGATGGAATAGATGAGGTACATGATTTTATTCGGTGGCCTATCAAATGGGACAAATTTTATCAAAATTTGTTAAATTACAAAAATGTATCTAATTTAGATTTAAATACTTGGACAACAATAAGTGCTTTAAATATTGGAGATTTTGAAAATATAAAAAAATTTGTTGCTAAAAATTGTATTAATCATTCATATGCTTTTTTACATCAGCCAGATCCAATCAATGTAAAATATAAAAATAATCTAACTGAACAATTTCGATATTTGTTTCCAAACAGAATAGCTACAGATAGGAATAACCAAGAAGAACTAGATTCTTGGCTAGATAAACAAAAACAATTAAGAGGTTTAAAATGAAAATAGCCATATCAGGAAACACTGCTGGTATCGGCCGAGCACTGTCAGAAATTTATCAATCAAGAGGACACGAAATCATTGGTATTAGTAGAAGAATTGGTTTCAATATAAGATCAATTCCTAAAATTGTGCCAATGATTACACCTTGTGATATTTTCATAAACAATGCACAATCTGGATTTGCACAAACTGAGTTGTTGTTTGCTGTTTATAAAGAATGGCAAGGAATACCAAATAAAAAAATTTTTTCTATTAGTAGTATGATGACTTCTGAACCGTGTAGTAGTTTGCCAGGATTAGAAATGACCGAATATTATGTACAAAAAACTGCACTAGAAGAGGCAATTAAACAACTAAGACATTTTCACACTTGGCCCAAGTTATATTTGATAAAACCTGGTGGCGTAGCTACACAGCCCGGACAACAACACCCTAGACCGTATGCCGAAGTTACTCATTGGGCAAATACTCTTGTAGATTTAATGGATACAGGCGCTGATTTGGAAATTGCTGAAATATCTCTTACAGTTAATTATCCATGAATCATAAAGATTATCTTACTAATAAAATGTTTTGTCCTATTCCTTGGACCGGTTTAATGTACAATTTTGATGGTACAATCAAAAATTGTATTAGAAGTTCTGCACCAATTGGGAATTTAAGAGAAAATTCTATAGAAGAAATTTTAAATAATAGCATAAACTTGGCTACTAAAAGTTCTATGTTAAACAATGAACCAGGGCCAAGATGTAATCCTTGTTATGATTTAGAACGAGGACAAAATAGTTTCGATATTATAAGTGATAGAGTTTTTTATTTAAGAGAACTTAAAGATGTTCCTATAACAACTTATGATGATATTAATAGATTTGATTTAAAAAAAATAGATGTTCGATGGAGTAATTTATGCAATTTTAGTTGTATATATTGTAGTGCCGATTATAGCAGCCGTTGGGAAAGCGAATTAAAAATTAAAATTGATACCCCAGACGTTGTACAACAAAACAGATTTAAGGAGTTTATTTTTAATAATGCAAAAAAATTGAAGCATATTTACTTGGCCGGTGGCGAACCATTGTTAATGAAGGAAAATTTGGAACTACTTGATCTTTTGGATCCCGAAGTTAATATTCGTATTAATACAAACCTAAGTAAAACAGACACAAAGATTTTTGAAAAAATTTGCAGTTTTAAAAATGTACATTGGACAGTAAGTATAGAAACTATTGAAGAAGAATATGAATACATAAGATATGGCGCAGTCTGGGACAATTTTCTCGACAATCTAAAAATAATTCAAAAATTAAATCACAAAATTTCGTTTAACATGCTATATTTTGCTTTGAATTTTACAAGCATTTTTAATTGTATTGATTTACTTAAGCAATTGGGATTTCATAATAACAGTTTTATTATTGGAGCTTTACTGCATCCTTTAGATCTAAATATTAGACAATTGCCAGATAACATGCTAAACTTAGCTAGAGAAAACTTGCAAAAAAGATTAAATCAAAAACCAGGATTTTTATTAGAGAATGGTCTTCAGAATATCTCTGAATATATGAATCAACCATTTGATAGAAATACAAATAAACTATTTGATTATTTGAAAGTCTTAGACAAAAGACGCAACTTAGATAGCACTAAAATTTTTAAGGAACTTTATAATTATGGCAACTAAACCCTTTGATGTATCAAAATTTCGCAAAAGTATTACAAAAAGTATTGACGGTATCTCCGTGGGATTCAACGATCCCACAGACTGGATCTCAACCAACAACTACGCTCTTAACTATCTTATTAGCGGGGACTTTAATAAGGGCATTCCGATGGGTAAGGTTACTGTATTTGCTGGTGAATCTGGTGCAGGTAAATCTTTTATCTGCTCTGGAAATCTTGTCAAGAATGCGCAAGAACAGGGCATATATGTTATTCTCATTGACACTGAGAACGCACTTGATGAAGCGTGGTTACACGCACTTGGTGTTGACACTAGTGAGAACAAACTTCTCAAACTCAATATGGCCATGATTGATGATGTTGCCAAGATGATTACAGAGTTTGTGAAAGAATACAAAACACTGCCCGAAGATCAGCGTCCTAAAGTTCTAATCGTGCTAGACAGTTTAGGCATGTTGTTAACTCCTACAGATGTCAATCAGTTTGAAGCAGGCGACCTTAAGGGCGATATGGGTCGTAAACCCAAGGCACTAACAGCCTTGGTTCGTAACTGTGTTAACATGTTTGGTAGTCTGAATATTGGTCTAGTTGCAACTAACCACACATATGCTAGTCAAGATATGTTTGATCCTGATGACAAGATCTCAGGTGGTCAAGGCTTTATCTATGCAAGCTCTATTGTAGTAGCTATGCGTAAACTAAAGTTAAAAGAAGATGAGGATGGCAACAAGATTAGCGATGTAAAAGGCATTCGTGCTGCTTGTAAAATTATGAAGACACGTTATGCAAAGCCTTTTGAAAGTGTACAAGTCAAGATTCCCTATGAAACTGGAATGAATCCGTACAGTGGTCTAGTGGACATGTTTGAAGGCAAAGGTTTATTACAAAAAGAAGGCAATAGTCTTAAATATACGCTAGCAGATGGTACAGTAATTAAACAGTTCCGCAAAGCATGGGAACGCAACGAAGATAGCAGTCTTGATCGTGTAATGAAGGATTTTGCTGCTAATCCACACAAAGATACCTCTGCTATTCAACTTGAAGAGGAAACAGTCGAATGAGTATCGATGTTGAAGTGTTAATTGAGTCTTATATCACACTAAAAGAATACATTCCTGCCAAAGAACGACAAGCCGCTGCTGACAACTTAGTCAGTATGCTTGTTGATGCATTAAGCGACAAGGAACTAAGAGAATTTGGTGGCACGGATAGTTATACAAAACGAGCCATTGAAGAATATCTAGACGACGAAGACGAAGAAATTGACTACGAAGACTGATGTGGTATAATCGTGTTGTTGCGGATCTTGGAGAAATTCCGGCCTTCATTACTTATTATGAAGGTGAACTCGCGCAGGCAAAAACAGAAACATATATACGAGGTAATGTTGAAAAGTCCGCTGCAAATCTACCGGGTATTACAGAGCACAGATTTAACCAGCTTCAGGAGATCGAGGCTATACTTAACTATCTTAATATACAACTTCGCAAGATTAGACGAAAGCATTTTCAAAAATACTTGGAATCTTATGCCCGAGCTCTTACAAGTCGCGACGCTGAGAAATATACAGATGGCGAGGACGAAGTCATTGACTTTGAAACTATCATTAACGAAGTTGCTTTACTTAGAAACAAATGGCTTGGAGTTATGAAAGGTTTAGAAAGCAAAAACTTTATGCTAGGTCATGTTGTTAGATTACGTACAGCCGGTATGGAAGACATTGTAATTTAAATGGATTACAAAGAACACGCCAAGAAAATACTACGAGATTGGGCATTATGTTCTAATGCCCGTCCAAAATTTAATGCAGTGGATATTCAAATTGAAAAAGATATCTGCGGCAGATGGGCAGTTAATCTTATTCATAATTTGAATTGGGGCACTGAAATAGAGTTAGCTGAAGCGTGTTACCAACTTGAATCAAGACTTAAATTACTTAAAGAAAAAATTATAGTAGAGGTATTACAAAATGGGTATGTTTAAAAATGCGCAAGAAAGTTTTATACATAGTCAACCTATACGTGATTTATTATATCAATATGATAGTTTTTTAGACAGTTTGGAAGTGATTGCCGATTACGGTTGCGGTTCTGGGCTTGATATAGAATGGTGGGCCACGCTTATGACCAGAGATGATCCGCCAGAGCCTAGAAATTATTTGTGTTATGCAGTAGACAAAAACGTAAGACAAATAGATTCAAGATTACGTAATCGTGATAATGTAAAAATTTTTGAGGCAGACATAGAAATAGACCAGCCTGTGTCAAGAGAAATAGATTTACTATGGTGCAGAGACACATTTCAATATCTTACTAATCCACTTAATACTTTGCGTATGTGGAATGAAAATATGAGCGTAAATGGAATGTTAATACTGTCTATTCCGCAAAGCGTACATTACGAACATAATAGATTAAACAATACAAGTAGAAACGGATGGTACTTTAATTATAATGTTGTAAATTTAATGTACATGTTAGCAGTAAATGGATTTGATTGTCGAGACGCTTATTTTAATAAAAATATAAATGACATGTGGTTATATGCGGCTGTCTACAAAAGCGATGTACACCCAATGAATCCTAAAACAACTTCCTGGCATGACCTGGTTGATGCTAATTTGCTCAATGAGAGTGTCAAAGCCTGTATTAACAAATATGGATTTGTAAAACAAGAAGAAATTTTAACAACATGGCTTGATAAAGATTTTTATCAAATAAAAGAATAAAGTTACATTCCTAAATAATCTTTGTGATTACTATATGTCCATTGTTGTAACCAATGTTCAACATCTGCAGCAGTTTTTGGATTTTTGCTAATGATAAATTCTTCAAGATCATTTTTATTTTGAAACGCATTTCGTAGATTAGCCATCAGACTTTGCCAGCCCATTATATTTTCTCCTATAAGTGTATGAATATTTATTGCAATGCAACACAAGTTAACAGATTATTTTAAACCGGTAAATATGTTATTATGCGTGATCTTATAAACATTATTCTTAACGAAGTTACCTTAAGCAAGTACGGTCCTGGGCAAAAGTTTATTTTCAGTAATAGTGCTGCCGGACAACAACTGTCTAGTCAATTGGCCGCTCTAGGTCTTGACACAGCTGGTACTATTGAGCTTACAAACAGATCTAAAGGCACAGAATCCTTAGTTAATAAAAGTGAAATAATAACACGATTTGGTAAAGGTACAGATGTATATGAATTTCGTACCGAAGACAATGTGTATTTTTACGTATATGGAACCACAGGTGCAATACAAACAGCACTAAATCATAGCAAAGAAAGCACTATTAGTAATAGAGGTGAAGTAAGCGAAGGCATTCTTGGTGCAGCTATGTTTGCTAAATTTACTAAAAGACAGCCCGGCGAAGAAGTTGGACAAGTAACACCAGCAGACATAACAAATGTTTTAGATACGCTACAAGCCCAAGGCGATGATACCTATAGTGTTACGGTCAATGATGCAGAAAGTGATATTGCCGACACAGTAAGTTTTATATTGCGATTGAAAACTGGACCATATCAAGATTTAATGAATCCGCTCAAGAGAAAATTAATTACCAATGAACTGGCTAGTGCAGCAGCCTATGTAAATAACCCAATGGCCGAAAGATACAGTAAGTATTTTTACCTTAATGGTCGAGCAGACGAAATTAATGTCATGGCAGATGGCGCGGCTAGCGAATCAGAAAAGAAAACAGATGTTTGGGTAGCCATTCGCGACAAAAACGGTGCCATGCGAACGCTTAAATTAAATGCCAGTTTAAAGGTAGGCGGTGTTGGACAGTTTGGACAGGTTGGTGGTAGCGGCATTGAATCAATGACAAAACTGTTTGGATACTTTGGAATAGATGTCGCGCCGTACGTAGATAAATTTGAAAAAGCATATAAAAAAGATCAGTTTAAGGCAGTTGAGTATATGTATAGACAAATCACCGACGAGCTTCAATCAAGGTTGGCCGGCAACGACGATACAGAAGAAGCAAGATTTGTTGATAGTATTGCTCATGCAGTCACTCACTTTGCAACACTTGGTGACTCTAATGTAGAATTGGTTGATTTTGACAAAGGTGGATTTAAGATTCTGAGATTTAAAAATTTAGAATATAAATTACGCAATGTCAATTTAACTGCAAGTTATACAGGAAAAACTAGACCAGAAATTAGTATTCACGACGTAGAAAATCCAAAAAAAGAATTGATTGCAATCCGTTGTAAAGTAGAAAACAAAGCTTCTGGTCCTTATGTGAGAAACATCATCGAAAAAGGCCCACTACTGGAAGAGATTACCAAAGTTCAAGAAAGAAGTTTTAAAGAGTTAGAAACGCCAGATCCAGAAAAAACAAGAGTTCAAATTATGCACCCAGGACGTAAACCTGTATCAAGAGAAAAAGATACTAGCCCTCGAAAAAAACGCGATAAGTAATCACATGCAAAGACCTACTTTAGAAATCACAACCATGATTGGTTGTCCATTGATGTGTAATTTCTGTCCTCAAGATAATCTCCGAGATTCCTACGGAACAGAAGATCCAAAATACATGAGTTTAGAAACTTTTAAGACTGCGTTAAGTAAAATACCGCCAAATACC